ATCATCAGCATCAAGTTTTATATTTCCAGAAACATCAAAATCTAAATTCCCAGAAACTAAAACTTTGCCATCTGTACCATCTGAGTAAATAGACAAGTCAGAACCAGCACCAAAAACGATTCTGTTGTTGTCAGCCATTTTTTGCCAGCTACCAAATATAGCTGTACCACCATCTGACATATCAAGGGTAAGGGCTGTGACTACTGAACCACCATCTACACCCTTAAATAGAAGGTCGCCATCACTAATCCCTGTTAAAAACTGTACGTTGTTGCTGCCAGCGTTACTCAAACTCAACAGAGTAGTACCGCCATCCTTGAAGTTGAAATCACCTCCATCTGCATCAAAAGTAATGTCGCCAGTTACGTCTAGGGTGAAATCCCCAGCATTTTGTACGCCAGAGTGTGTATCAACCACTAATTCAACTAGCGAGTTTGTGCCGTTTGTAAACGCTAAAGTTCCTGCGTCTGCACCATTAGAAGCGGTAGTTCCAATGTTTAATCTGCCTCTATTAGCTGTACCAATAATCCCGACATACGTTCTTGCGGCAGTACCATCGTTTGTAACATCACCGTCAGTTGTACCTATTCCAACGCTTCCATTCCCGTTTATAGATAGCCTTTCGTCCGTGGCCGCATCTCCGGCAGTAGAACCTACAAAAAAACCTAACCTTCTGTCGGCTTGAGTACTATTGTTGAACGACATGAGGTACATGTCTTGCTGGTTGCCACTGAACTTGATGGCGTTATAAACACCGTTTCCTACCCCACTATTAGCTAGGTTCAACGTCATATTGCTGCTTGCATCAGCCACAGTTGTTGATGTATGCGACATTTGCACATGGAGAGGTGCATTCGGGGACGAAGTATTTATCCCAACGAAATTTGAACCCGCATCGACATATAACATATTAGCGTTGCCAGTTGACTCAACGCGGAAATCTATGTCTATACCTGCATTGTTGAAAACGTACTCATCGTTATCAAGCTCAAGAGCAACCCGCTCCGTACCGGCAATAATATGGTTGATTTGTACAGTGCCATCTTCAGTGCCATCAGACGCATCTCGTATAAAGGTTTGCATCCGTCCATAAGCGACTTGTTGATTTGCGTCATTCAAACCCTCAAAGTCTACCCGTCCTAATACGTCGCCATCAGCAGCAGAACTTGAGGACTGTCTTGTGAGAGCGAGAACAGGGCCAGCATTTGCATCTGTATCAGTGCTAACCAATGACAAAGTTTTACCGTTGTCTGTTGATAAGACATTAAGCACAGCATCGTAATCTGTAGCAGTTCCAATGTTTACATGAGCACTACCAGCATCTACAACCAACATATTAGCGTTGCCGACAGCCTCAACGCGGAAGTCAGCGTCTGCACCCCCTTCGTTTATCACTACACTTCCAGAGGCTAAATCAAGCGTTCGCGTACCACCTGCATAAAATGTTTGCGTATCAGTTCCAAAATCTAGAGACGTATTGGCATCGCCTTGGTGGACAATAGATGTTCCTACATAAGCAATTGTAGGAATAGTCACACTAGAATTGAACGTAGCCGCTCCCGACTCTGATCCGTCTAAAAGTAGTGCTGTGGCTTGACCTGTTCCGCTATCATCAATTTGAAATTTGTAGTCCTGATCTTGACCAAGAAGAAACTGCAAATCACCTGACACATTAGAAATTGTAGCAATTGTTGTCCCGTCATCTTTTAATCGCCAATCGCCGCCACCAGCATCAAGATTGATGTCACCACTTGCATCAACGTCAAAATCAGAGGCGATAACATCAGCCCCTAAAGTTAAATTTCCTGTAACTTGCAGCGTAGAAGCCATATCCACAGCACCATCAATGTCCACGACATCTAGGTTAGTGGTGCCATCAACGTCTAGGTCGCCTGAAACAAACAAGGAGGGAACAGATAGACCAGTAAACGCATCAACCATCGCGCCGCCAGAGCCGGCACCGTCAGAGTAGATGGCTTTGGTTTGGCCATTCGGGACTGTGACCGTCGCGCCAGAGCCTTGCTTAATGATGATGTTCTGTGACCCGGAAGTGGCATTCTCAATAAGCCACAGCTTCGAGACGGTATTCGGGCCAATAGTTATGGTGCAAGCAGAATCGAGTGTGCCAGTGTATTTAAGGAAAAGACTCCTACCGGGATCAGTAGAACCATCAGCAATAGTAGTGGTATGAGTATCCGCATTAGTCGTGATTGCTTCTGTGCCAAATGAAAATGCCTCAGCAATTAATTCGAGGTTAGTATTTGTACTCGCGCCCCATGTACCTGCCTCATCTCCAGTGGCGATCTCTTTGAGCCGTAAATCGTTTACATAAGTTGCCATATTAAGCTACCTCTTCCCAATTCGGTGTCTGGCTGTCATCAACATTTGACCAGCTTGGTGTTTGACTGTCATTAATATTTTGCCAATTTGAGTCTTGGCCCGGAATAATTGGCCCCCAAACCAGTGCGCCGCCAACCAAACCAGTAGCAGACACACTTGGAGGAACAACATCAGCCGCTGCAGTCGTAGTGACAGATCCAACCGCTGATGTACCTTCAACGCCTGTAACGCTGACGTTGTTTTCTGTAAAGATCGATATGGTGCCAAGCGCAGACGTTCCTTCAAGCCCGACAACCGAAACATTTGCAGCAGCCGATGTTGATATTGATCCGACTGAAGCCGTTCCTGAAACGCCTGTGACAACGGCCGTTCCTGATGCATCGACTGTAATTGTGCCAACCGCGGATGTACCAACATTGCCCGTAACTGACGTTGTAGCTGCTGCAGAAACTGTGACGGAACCAACGCCACCCGTCCCCGCAACTCCTGTAACAGGCGCGTTGGCCGCTGCAGATACTGTGACAGAACCAACTGCGCTTGTGCCAGAGACTCCTGTAACTGAGGTGTTTGCAGCTGCAGATATTGAAACCGAACCAACCGCGCTTGTCCCTGCAACACCTGTCGGAGTGACGTTTGCATCTGCTGTAACGGTGACTGAACCAACTTCACCCGTCCCAGAAACGCCTGTGACAGATGTTGTGGCTGCTGCTGAGACCGTGACGGTGCCAACCGCACTCGTGCCTGCAACGCCTGTAACCGACGTACTGGCATCTGCAGATATTGTGACTGAACCAACAGCTGAAGTCCCTGCGACACCCGTGACAAGAACTGGGGCCTCTTCGCCCCATGCGCCCTCACCCCAAGTGCCTCTACCCCAGCCAGTAACATTCGCCACACGTTAGATCCTATGCGATGCGAATGATCGCGTTGGATGCGTCAGCAGTTGGGAATTGAATGGTGAAATCACCAGCAGTTGATGTTTTATCGCCACCAAAATCCAAAGCGCATACAGCAGGATCGCCACTAGCACTGTCGTTGAATATCAAACATCCACGCGCAGTGATTGTGACATTTGAAAATGTCAAATCAGAAAAGTCTGTAAACGCGGTGGTGCCCGATGTAGTTGGATCTACACGAGTCAAAGACGCGCCTTTTGCCGTATAGTTTGTGCCACTCGCTTCATTAGATGTTGTGTACGCAGTTGTGCCTGCTCCTAGGCTTGCTGAACTTGTGTACAAAGCAAGATTAAATGTACTGCCACCACTGTTTTTAAAGTTATGAACTGCTTCCATAAGCTCTTGTTTAAAACTGGTGCATAGAGCTGTCGTAATAGCCATTAGAGTCTCCTAATTATTTCAGCCATGTCACCATGGCCTTGTCGGTTTAATTCGTTAATAAGCGTGGTTCTGTCGCTCTTAATCGCCTCTCTCATATAGTATGCAATTAGCTTCAAGACAGCATCTTTAAATGCAACAGCCTGTTGAGCAATAACAGGATGGCATTCTTCTCCAACACTGACGATTCTGTCTGAAAGTGATTTAGCCCAGAAATCAACGTCGTGTCCCTTGAAGTCTGTGGTAGCTACAGAAACGTTTCCTATTTCGCTTTTTTGTTCGTTTAAAAACATGACTATGATCTATTAATATCGTACCTAGCTTCATCGCGTGCGCCATAACCTTCGCCAAGCTTTTTCAGCGCGGTCACAGCAGCAAGAAATCTTTGTTCGTATTGAGCTGCTTCTTCTGGGACTTTCAAGAAAGTAGCTGCTTCTACCAAGGTGCCATACAACAAAGCATCCGGGGCGTTTGTAGACAACCAGGTTGTCCCGCTTTCTGCGCCTGCAGTCAACGAATCGGGGCGATACTTATAATGCAACTCAAATGTGTAAGTAGAGTCTGGCGTTGGCCCTAAGATAAAAGTCGTGTCATCAAACAGCGCATAGTACTTTGGAGTACCAGTTGTCGCTGGGTTAGGCGTGTAATCTCTAATGAAAGATACATGCTTAAAAAGCAAGTAGATGTACGCGCTACTGGATATCACCGCTAAACTGTACGGTGATAAAAAGTCTGTGGGCGTAGACAAATATGTGTTGCTCGCTGCAGCCGTCCCTGTGACATTCTTTCTGAACACAGGAAGCTCTACGTTTTTCAGTATGCGCTCTTCGGCTTCTTGTATAAACGTAGGCAAATCAGCAACAAAAGTAGTTTCTGCTGTTTCGCAATAATCTTGAACCGTAGATTTCAAAGTAGCTAATGTAAAGCTCATGATATCACCACCGTTACTGTACCCACCTCGCCTGTTGCAGCATCTTGGTCAAAAGCAAAACCAATACTATCACCAGTGGTAGTCATCATTTGATTCGCATCAATCGTTCTTACAACCCCAGAACCTGCAACACTGCTTGCTGAAACATCTGGTCTAGGATGCCTTAACGCTTGCGGATCAGCCATGTGACGCACAGGCTCTAACTGAGGATGTTTTGGCTCAAAACACTCTGAACAAACGCGAAACCCTGTCCACTCTTTCTGTAACTCAGTGTACTTGTACCTAAAGCCGCATCGATCACATATGGCTAATGAGTGCTTGCCAGATGCAAAAGCCATTACGCTCGCCTATAAGAACTAAGCCCAGGAGCTATGTTTAAGGACGCTCTGCTTTCATCTTGATCTGCGGCTCTAGCGAATTCTTCCTCGTAGTAGCCTTTCAAGATTTGAACGCGATCGGGCGCTTTCTTTAACGCTAGGTAATAAGCGAGGCCAGCAGCCAGACAAGGATAAAACCTAAAAGGCATATCTAGTGTGTTAACAGAGGCATCTGCATCTTCAATGCGAACCAAGCGGTTTATCAGAACCTGGTCAGTTGCGTTCTCTGAAGCAGGCCATATGTAGAGCCGGGGCGTTATCTGCTTATCTAAGAACCATTGAGTAGGTCGAGCCTGGGTATCTTTATTTGGGATATTCCAATACTCGGCTCTGCCAATCTGGTTCATCTGGATATCAGTAGTTTCACTGTTTTCAGTTCTACGCAAAACAACATCAAGCACATCAATTGTTGATGCGGTTAGATCTAGATACTCATCGCCTTGGCTTAGCGTTGTTGCAGAGTTTGTAACTGTCCACTGATTTAGTCCCCTGTTTGCCCAATCAGCAAACAATAGATTTAAAGAGCGGCGCGCAGTTACGGCGTCATAAGAGGTGCGAAGCTCAAGTCCGCACCTCTCATACGCTTCTTCGATGTACTCTGCTACATCTGGCTCAAAGTCTCTGCTTCCAGAAGTTGCCATTAATAGCTCTTTATAACTTCCACAATAACAGTATAAGTATCACCGCTGCTTGCGCCAATCGTGGTGAACTTTACATCCCCTGTCTTACCAGATCCCGCATCATTTGGGATTCCAGAAAAAACAGAGTAATCGTGATAGCCGTTTGAGTCAGGCGAAAGGCCAATGATCAGCGTGTCAGTAGTTGCGTCATTCAAAAGCTCAACGCCCATGCCTACGCACTGCCACCAGATCTTTGACACTGCCACTTCTGTGCAAGCATCACCACCGCTGTTCGCTGCTAAAGCACTTACATCGATCTTAGTGACGGCGCTTTCGCCAGTGCCGTCACTGATGTTGGTGAACTTTAAAACAGCTTTTCGGTTGTCATCCTGAATTGTTTGAGATGTGACTGTATCAGCCATAATTATCTCCTATTAGGACGCTACGTCGTAACCTGTGATTTCAATCAGGAAGCGACCAGCTGTGTAAGTTGCATCGCCAGTACCTTGGCTTACTAAGTAAAGATACTGATCAGCAGCGATATCGCCACCAGCAACCATAGTGCCAGCAGAAGCTGCGCCAGCATTGATGATTTGAGTTTCAGTCAAGTCGCCAATTGCGGTGTCATTCACACCAGTGCCTTCAGTAGCCGAGTACAGATCAATGTCTGTGCTGCCACCAGCAGGTGTTTCAACACAAGTCATGGTCACGCCAAATACAGTGCCTTGGTTTGCAGTAGTCACCTGACCAATGTATGCAACGCCAGATCCATCCTTACCAATGATATCACCAGCAGTGCCGCCGTCTTTTAAGCCAGTAAGATCAATCATGATAGTGGTCTTAACAACGTTCACATTAGTGCTTACATCGCTCTTCAGGCGCTCTACCTGGGTAACGTATACAGCTGCTGTGCCTTCGATACCAGCGCCGCCTGCTGCCTCTACAGACATCTTAGAGCCGCTGGTTACTGTAACAACGCCAGTGTTGGCGTTAACTGAAACTGTTTGAAATCCGTTTTTTGAACGGACGGGGCCGTTAAAGGTTGTATTCGCCATGTCGATCTCCTGTCGTGGCTAATGTCAGGCGCGGGATTGCTCCTGTCAGGGATAGTTGTTTTATACAGCAGAAAAAGAAAAGGGGCAACAAGTGCCCCTTTCTTTCAATGTTTCATGTGAAACATTAAGCGCCTTGTGATGCGAACACGCAGCGTGGGTTACTGAAGCCGAAGCTGTAACGCTCACGGGCTTTATAACGCACGTTGCCTGTGTCGAAGTCGCCTTCCATAGAAGTCGAAATCGGGCTTCGCTCAAAGTGCTTGAACCCATCAGGGCAGTCGGTCAAGACAAAGAATGCATCAGTGTCAGTCAAGAAATGGTTGACTGCGTAGCCTTGAGGCAGCAGACCCATGTTCCGAATGGCGTTGATGTCGTTGTCGGCCGTTTCTACTCGTCCGGGGGTGTCAAGCAGACGATCAGCTACAAACTGAAGTTGAGGCGGAACAACAAGCTTGGTTCCTTGCAGAGCCAAGATCATGTTTCGGTCATCAACAAAAGTTGAAATGCTGATCAATGCATTTTCCAAAGACGTTTCGTTCAAGTCAGCATACGCTGAAGGACGATTTGAGAAAGTGCCGCCACCAGCCAGCGGGTGTGCGTTTGAAACAAGTTCAACGCCGTCACCGCCAGTGAAGCTTGAATTGAACGCATTGTTCAATACGTTAGCAGCTTTCACTTGCTTGGTGTGTGCCATGCTACGAGCCAGAGCCTTCGTATAACGCGCACCAAGGCGGTCATACAAATTATCTTCAACCGCTTCCTCGGTGAGCGCAAAAGCAAGCGCCACGGTCTCGTGCGTATATCGTGCGGTGAATCCTTCAGACGCAGAGTCGTAACCGACACTTTGTCCTTCAGACTTATCACGCGCATTACCAAAGCCTACGATCAGAACTTCTTCTTCAAACGCTCGGTCTGAAGATTCGGTTTCAAAGATCTCAGCGTGCTCGTTTTCGTAACGAGCGTATTCCATGCCAAATAAAGCGTTGAGACCAGGCTCTAGCTCTTTGGCTAATTGTGCTCTTGAAATAGCCATTAGTTAGCCTCCTATGCTAAGCCCGCGCCTTTTTGGCCGAAGATTGAGTTCTGAATAACAACAAGAACGTTGGTATTCGCTGTAGCAACATCTGAGTTTTCTGGATCACCAGAAATATCAATTGCCTTGATAGGCAGTGCTGCAGTTGTTGCACCCGTTGATACCTCAAGCTCAGCGCCAGAAATACCTGTTACGGTGCTTCCTGAACTGGTGTAGACGATATCGAAGTTGCCAAAGAGGTCAGCAACTGGGAATGCAGCATCAGCTTGCACTTCATAGACCACCATTGGGTCATCGATGATGAACGCAATAATGTCTGAAGCATTGGTGCTTGCAGGGTAATAGTTGCTGAACACTTGTTCCTTAGTTGTAGGATCAGTGTATTGACAACCGTTGAATACACCAACGATAGGCACAGTGCCTCCGTCAGCGTGTACCTCTACCGTACCGCCAGTAACCTGAGCAACCATATCTCCTTGGAAGATAGAAGTGCCGTAGTTAGCAGCGATTCGATATCGGCTTTGTCCGCCAGTATAGGGGGCACCGCCCACCATACGAACTGGACGCATACCAAAAGCGGCATCTTGATTTGCCATTTTTGAATCTCCTAGTTAAACACAATCAAAATGAGGCTAAGATTTGTTGCCTCGCCCAAAAGATACCTGCGTCTTTCTTTCTCTGGAAATTGGCATTGCAGGGTGTTCATCGCGCATCAGATCGTTATCTACAGCATTCATCTGTTGATCGGTCTGGCGCGCAAAGTGAGCATTCCGCTCCTCCACAGTTTCTTTAGGAATCTTGGTTAACATCAAACCACCGACACCGACTGTGCCTGCATGGTTACCATCATCGATAACAGGCAGGTCATAACCCGTCACTTCGCTTGGGTGTACGGGTTCGTACCCCTCACGAAAGCGCATGTGTACGTTAGTCTTATCTGCTTCACCGCGTATGTGGGTTCTCACCCAACGATACTGCATTCCTTCAGGAGCATCTGGAGTCTCCAATACTTGAGGTGGTGTCCATGGCTTTCTTGCGGCCTTAGTAGACCGAGAAGAAGCACCCCGTGGGGTTCTGTTTGAACCTGCTGTTGTAGTTTCTTCGCTCATGATCGTTCCAACCTTCTCTTATGTTTTGCGTACTCTTTAAACGGAACCCCTAATTTTCTAGCAAGTTGCTGTTCGCTGGGGTTAAGTCTAACTTGACGATTATTTTGATTGCGTCCACTTCCTGTTATGCGCGTATTGGAGACAACGGTTTGGACGGGTTGTTGTTCGCCTCCTGCGGGAAACTTATGAGGAAGTTCCTCCCTCATTCGTCTATCGATTTGAGAGTAGTATTCATCAGACTCTAAGTCAATTCCACTGCTCTGCAATTCATTGTGTATGGCAAATGCTACATTTGTCATCACACTATCTGTTCCGAACCATTCGTTTGATGAAGCCCATTCTTGTGCTCGCACAGATGGTTCTTCGTAAACAGGCTGCTCAGCTGTTGAAAAATCAATTTCGGGCGCTTGTTGAACTTGTTGATTCTGTTCTTCAAGCCACGCATCGTATTGCACTTTGTATTCCGACAAGTCTTGCCGATACTTCGCAAGTGCGTTTCGATCCGCTTCTGCTCGAGCAAGAAGCTGTTGAGCTTCTGCCATGGCTTCTGGATCACCAGATTCGTAAGCGGTCTTTAAGTTACGCTTAGCCGCTTGAGCTTGAGTCTCAACACGGTTTTCCATCTCTTGACTGTAGCTTTGTTGAATTTTTAAATTCTGCTCAGCACTAGACGTTTGCGTATTCTTTAACTGATTAGCTAAAGCATCGTTCTGCGCCTGGATTTCTTTGGCGTATTGCAACGCCTGCAACTCACGACGCTGATACTCTTTGGCTTGTTTTACAGCTTGATTGATTCTGTTTTGGGCTGTTCTTGCCTTAACCTCTGCCTCAGAAAGCTCTTCTTCGGTGTTTGGTTCCGCGGCCTCAAAGTCCTCTTGAATAGAATCATCTGTGACAGGTAAAAGATCGTCAGCTTCCTCTTCAGAAAACTCAATGATTGCATCTTCTTCCTGAACTTCTTCTTCGACTCTACGCCCTGGGGGTAGCGCAGCCCTGTTTATATCGTCTTCGTTATCTAGCTTAGATAACGCTTCGCTCAATGTTTCTTCGCTCATGTTTCACCTATGCAGACTTAATATCGTCAGGATTGATAATTGTGCCAATCACTTCATCGTCATTGATGATGCGAACTTCATGGTCATCTTCCAAAGAGAAACGAGCGCCTGCATATCTACCGATAAGCACCCAATCGCCTTTCTTGCACCATGGTTCGCCACCAAACTTATCGTAATCTTGATAAGCCAATGGGCCGACTTTCATGACATAACACACAGATGTCGCCAAGTTCTCCTTGCTCACAGTGGACTCAAGAAGCTGTATGCCGCCATCTGTTACGCCTTTGCCCTTGTATGGCAGAACTAATAGTCGCCATCCAGAAGGTTCAGGCATTCTTTCAATCAGAGATTTGTCTAACACGGTAGGGTCTAGAACCCTTTCGTTCTCGCTTACATATGCGTCCGTAACGGACGGTTTTGCTGCGATGGAATCTAAAGATAGATCACTCATCGAGGGGGTCTCCTTCAATCTGCAACGCTTCTTTTATTTCGTCACGCAGGGTGCGAAGCATTGATAACTCACCCATTGCGAATCTGTAATCCTCCATCGTCTTGATATTGCCCGACGTTGTGTAATCGACAATACCTTGCTCGTACTGTTCAAACTTCTTAATCATGTAAGAAGCAAGAGCTATTGAATCCATTTATATGCCTGGAATCCTTGGTGGCGGTGCCATACCAACAGGCTCAGGCTCACCCGTGCCAGGGTTAACAATCGCGCCACTATAAGGCTGCGGAGGCGCTGCTAGTCCTGCATATGGCGCTAATGGTGCCATTGGTGCAGGTGCGCCGTATCCACCAAACTGCACTTGTGGCACAGCAGATGTCGGCATTTGGAACCCTGGGTAGCCACCTTGCTGTATGTTTGCCCCTGCTTGCATCATCTTCTGAACGTAATCTTCCCGCACATTTGGGTCATACGAAGGCCCAAGAATGTTAGTAGGCACATACGTTTCGCGCACGCCTTGCAGAGGATCCATGTTTACGAACCTAGGCGGCGGTGGTGCAGCTGGTGGAGCTTCTCTTGGTGGAGCATCCCGTGGTGGAGGCTCTCCCGGCATAGGCATAAAGGTTCCGCCTGAATCAGGCTCATCTCTGTCATCAATGCCGTTATTGTTCGCGTCTTGAAAATCAGCTGTTCGCACTTGCATGGGAGGCTCTGCAGGAGTAGGCGTGGGTTTAGGCCCCATTCCAGCTACAATCGCTTTGGCTTCTGCAAGTATTTCTTCGTCAGTCTTTCCTGTTTGCGCCTGTCTTTCAGCTTGACGTTGCGATGTTTGATCTTGCAGTTGTTTTGTCGCATCTTGAACTTGTTTGTTCAAAGCCATCAATTCACTTGTGGTAGTTGATGGGTCTGCAGCAGCCTCTGTTAGCCTTTTTGCCATAGCCCTAAGCTCATCTGGCGTCACAACAGAAGGCGTTGTAGGTGCATCAGGGGGCGCAGGAATGCTTGGAACTTCAACTTGTCCACTACCGAGCTTGTCTGTTTTGGTAGGATACTCACCTCTCATCATGGATTGATAATCAAAATCAGGATCCATTAGACGATATTCTGTACCATCTGGACGATATACACCCATGCCTGGGTTGATGCCGCCTCTGCCTCCAGTTTCCGCTTTCATCAAATCGAATCTAGACATGTCGCCTGGGCCGCCAGGGCTTGTTATTTTAAAATCATCGTCGCTTGGTACGGGGAGTGAAGGCGCTGGGCCACCATCTGAGCGCGGGCGCTTGTTTCCATACCTACTAGCAAACTCGTCCATCTCATCTGGTGAAGGTTGTGATGTTCCACCGCCAACTGGGAAGAGTTGGCTAAGAGATCCGCTTTCGCCAGTTCCTCTTTTGGCTCTAGACATTCCGCCTGTAGGCGCTGGCACAACAGGCTCTGCCTTTGGCGGCGAAGG